AATTGGTGCTCAAACAACTGATGTTACTTTGTCAATTGAATGTCAATTTAGACAAGGAGTTTATTTAAAAGGTCGAACTAAGACTAAAACATTACCGGTTAACTTTCAAATTAGAACAAATGCTTCTGTTTAATAAAGAAAACTATTATGTGAATAATAATTTTGAGTTTGGGTTCCTAGGGCCTTTAGGCCCTAGTTAGGTTAGGGTCCGAAGGGGCGAAGCCCCGTAGAAGTGGCAAAAAACTTTTACTGACGCAAGTGACCCGCTTTGGGTTGCCGTTGGAAAAGACTGGGGCGGTAGCCCCTTAGGGAGTCTACTTAATTTTCCGAATATAAATTAAGTTGGTCCAAGGTTAGTAAAAGGTGGGGTACAGTATTACCCCCACCTTGGACCTTGGACCATGAGTCTAGAATGTTCTATATGACTCATGATGACCGATGACGTAAAAGATCCTTAGAATTCGGAAGAATACGATAGAAAGGCCGAATAGGGATAAATGACGTCACTGAAATAAATCTCCGAAACTAATATATAAGGAGGCCTGAAATAGGCACAACCAAATGTCTCGAGCTAAGAATTGGTGCTTCACACTGAACAATTATACACTTGATGACTTGGAGCACTTGGATAATATTTGTCAAACTATGGGAACTTCTCAGACATTTGGGTACCTTATATTTGGAAAAGAAATTTGTCCTACTACTGGAACTCCTCATCTGCAAGGTTATGTCCAGTTCAAAAAAAAGCTTAGAATGGCTCAGGTTAAGGAATGTTTTAAAAGTAGAAGAATCAATGTCAGAGTTGCCAATGGAACCGCTTTGCAAAATCAGATGTATTGTATGAAGGATTCAGACTATGTAGAATTTGGAGAATGTGTTAATGCGGGTATGTATATTGATCTCGCTTATATGAGACTTATACTCCGCGATCCAATATAATTATTAGGAAAACGTTCCGATCTTGATGAGTTTAAAGAGTCCGTCAAAGAAGGACTTAGAGGAATAGATCTCGTTGAAAAGCATACGGAGATTTATGCCAAATATCCGAGATTTGTGCATACTTATATAGGCTTATTAGAAGAGTCACGTGTTATAAGAGAAAATTTTATACCACGTGATGGATGGCAATCAGAACTTGTCTCAATATTGGAAGGTCCTGCAGACCCCAGAAAAATTCATTGGTATGTTGATGTTATTGGTAATAGTGGCAAATCTTACTTTGCTACTCATTATACTTCAAAAACAAGTTATTATGTTACCGGAGGAAAAGCCGCAGACATATTCTACGGGTACCAGTACGAGCAAGTAGTGTTTTTTGATTTGGCCCGAATGAAGCAGGAATATGTTCAGTATGACGTTATGGAAAATTTTAAAAATGGACAATTTTATTCTACGAAGTATGAATGTAAAGTTATTAGATTTAATGTGCCACATGTAGTGGTATTCTCAAATTTTCAACCAGCACGTGAAATGTTAAGTGCGGATCGCTGGGATATTAAAGTTATAAATTTACAATAAATTTCTTTTAAAAAAAAAAATAAAATGGAAAAGAGTCGTTCGCGTTCCCGTGGAAGAAGTCGTACTAGATCGAGAAGTCAAGGGAAGACTCGTAGTGGAAGAAGTTATGGAGCTTTTACAGGTAAGTCTGGCAGAGCTAGAGGTATGACAACTCCTAAGAAGAGTGCTTTTCGAAGAGGACTTGAGGCTTTTGCTCAGAAAGCCGCGGATTTTGGAGGTCCCGTACCAGGTTCTTTAATGGCAGGAGGAATTGCGGCAATGTCTTCACAAGGTAAGTCGTATACTAAAACCACTGGAGCTGGTGCGGGAATGGGTACAAGAATCAACCGAAAGGTTAGATTTCGGAGAAAGAAGAGAAAAACCAGAGTAACACAACATTATGTGGAATCTAAGGGAATTATCGAAAATATTGAAATAGGTAAGTATTCGAGGATAAATACGGAGGGTAAGAATGAAGCTGTGTCAGTTGGGCATACAACTATGCCTGTTAAAGCTTCTTTAATGAATTTGTGTCGAGCTATTGTAAAGTATGGTGCTACTAGATTAGGGATAGATATTCTTGATTTGGCTCAACCACCACCACAATTTGATAATGGTAAATGTATATTTACCTTCTTTAGTGGTTATAATGATACTGGAGCAACGCCAATTACTGCTAATATTGCTACTCCTAGTTTATGTCAAACTTGGGATGAATTTGCATTTAGGATTTATTTGACTTTTGTTAATTCGGCTGATTTGCGTAATATAAACAATTGTAGGTTGTTTAATATGGAGTGGAAAGATTTTAATATAGTTCCTGGACATCAGCAACCAAATTTTTATGTGAATGTAGCAGATTTAAAAGTTCAGGTTGCAACTAGAAGTACGTTGAAAATTCAAAATACAACGGTTAATGAAACTGGAGATGAAGATGCTCAAGAAGTTGATAATGTTCCTTTGCATGGAGTGCATTTTACTTTGAAGGGTAATAATTGTGTTAGAAAATCTAATTGGAAATTGTTATCTCCTCATAAATTGGGAGATGAGACTTTATTGTATGATGCTTATAAGTCGAACGATAGTGGAACAAATTGGTTTGATGATAATGATGTACCTTTTGTGTCTAATGTAAGTGCTGGAGCCTTTCAGAATCCTTGTGATTTGCCTAAGGCTATGGAACTTCAAAATGTGATTCAAAGTCAACATTTTACCCATAATCCAGGGACAATCAGAACTAGTTATATTGCTTCTACATTTGAGATGAGCTTTATAGCTTATATTCGATTGTTGATGGGAAGTGAAGGATATATTAATGATGAAATAACTTATAATCCTGCTTTGGGAAAAACTGCTGTAATTTGGTATGATAAGGTAATTGGTGCTCAAACAACTGATGTTACTTTGTCAATTGAATGTCAATTTAGACAAGGAGTTTATTTAAAAGGTCGAACTAAGACTAAAACATTACCGGTTAACTTTCAAATTAGAACAAAT